TCGCCGTTATAGAACGCGGCGATTTGATTGGCGGAAAATCCAATTGCAGCTGAGGAATTGGGGTTGGCGGAACCTCCGGGATTGTAACGATAGAACGGACGCGGGTCCATCATGCCCGTACCGAGATCGTCTACCGAAGGTCCCCGATCCTCATTGTACTGCGCGGCAGCACCGGACGACGTGACGGTGATGCCATACTGGACGGATGGGCCAGAGTTTGCGTTGATGACCATCAGGCAACTCCCGAATTGGAAAACTCGCCGTGGATTGCCGCGATGGCATGCTTTCGATCCTCGAAAGCCTCTTCAGCAGTATCCCACGATTGTTTTGACCAACTCATCTTGTTATCAACCCTAATATGCCATTTCCATTTTCGACCGCATAGAGCGACACCTTTGAAGCCGCTGGTATTATTCTTTGCCTTCTTTTGGTTCCACTGCTGCTCTGAAGGTGTGGCCTCCCGTAAGTTCTCCAATCTATCGTCTAACGTTTCACCGTTAGCATGATCGATTGTCTGTTTAGGCCAACGACCATGAACTAAAGCCCATATCACATGCGTACTGGGGTATCGTTTACCATCGATAGAAACAGATCGATAACAAGTTCCGTTTTCCTTTGTCCTTCTTACACATCCCGCTGGTGACCCAGCCCGTACTCGCTTTCCCCTGTTTCCACCACCGACAGCAATAACCCAATACAGGCTTCCAGTTTCAGGCTCGTATCGCAGTAATTCTTGCACCCGCGCGATTGAAGTCCTAGGCTTGTCCGCTTTCCTTGACATGATATCCTCCTTTTAGTATAAGGGGGTATATCACGTCTAGGGTTATCCATCAATGTCCTTTCTTGTTTTTACCAACCACTTGATTTTCATCACGAAGTTGGGAAGTTGCCATAAACTGATCTCCAATCGTAATAGCCAAAGGAGTATCGCTGATAACCCTTTACAAGCAGGTTGTCAGTGGTAAATTCGACACTCATGTCCATTTCGAAGGGGATGCGGTCCATGTAGATCAGGCCATCCACGTTGGTCAGCAGGAACCACGCAAACGAACTGGTCAGGTAATCATTGATGATGAAGCCTTCCTTGAAGCTGTCGTTCATGCCAAGGATGGCGTTCACGTCGTTGTCTGCCGTGCCGGGCCGAAGCTCTGACCTGAACAGACGGAGCGCAATGGGTTCCAACTGTGTGGGAATCACAGCCTTGCGGCCACGGGCGTAGATTTTCAGGCCCGCATTATCCCGCCACGTCGAACGGACCGAGATACCTGCATTGAGCAATGAGGTCTCGTTGAGGTCTTGGTCGGTGCCCGGACGGTTGCCGATGGTATTGCCGTCAATCGGATGGGTCGGCGAGAACAAGGCCTGCCCATCACCGCCCACGGCATTATTAAAAGTCGTACCTGTATTGAAGACATTGGCACCATAGATTTCTTCCGTTTGCTGGAAAGATGCCATCAGACCATCGTTGGATGGGCCAAACTCTGCCTTGTAGAGATTGTCATCGATGGCCTTGCGGGTGATGGCATAACCAAGGCCGATCTCGTTGTGCTCTTGGTTATACACATAGCGCTCGCCAGCCGCATTGTCGAAGGCGGTCACACCACCTTCCTGCTTCAGCTGCGCGAGCCCCAGATAACGCATCGAGGCCCGGCGCTCTAGCGCCATCTTCGAATCAGTGGTGCGGAAGAGTTTCTGCCACTGACGTTCGATCTGTTGATACTTGCCGCTGACTCCCCAGAGCTTAAAGCCCCGGCAAGAGCAAATCGCGAATCTGCGCTAATGCTACTGGCACGGGAATCCTAACCTTTCTCGTTGCACTGAAGGTGCGTAAATATCATAGCGCAACAGTACTATGATACTACGAAGGACCTTCCTCGAAAGAGAAAGGCTGGGCGAAAAACATGGCCTATGGTCCATCTTTCCCATTAGATACCAGTGGTATTCTTTCGATCCCAGTTGTTGGGCGCGACAATCACGATGTTGCCGAGGCTGGTGTTGTCTGTGCCGTTCTGGCCGGGCGGCACCCAGTTGGAATAAAGGTCCATCAGGCGGAACGGCAGGGTGTTGGTTGTCGCAAAGCTAGAGCTATTCAGCGTCACATTGGACACACCGGTTAGAGTGTTGCCCATCGAAGATGTGCCTGAACTAAACCCAAAGTTCAGGCCAATGTATGAAGCTGAAATAACTGACCCGGTGGTGCCGCCTTGACCGGTCGAGCACTGCACCGTCCACAACATTTCAGGGTCGGTGGACACCCACGCCGCAGCATCCAAGGTGCCGGATGATGTCAACACGGACCCGGGAAAATACGGCTGCCATGTTTTGCGGGCAATAGCAGGCAGGTAGTATTCGCAGCCCATGAAGATGCCACGAATCTGGCCATTGCCAGAAATGGTGGACCCGCCGACGACATACGGTCCTGCCGAGGATGTGCAGACTGGATCACCCGTGAAATACAGATTGGCGTCGCTGGATGCGATGGTCAGCTGTTCGAAACCGCCGGTCGGCGGGCTGCCGTCCAGACGGCGCCACTGACGAAAGCCAAAGGGTGCGATGGTGTTGACCATGGTAGCTCCTTACGCAGATGTTGCGTTGAGTGAGCCACCACAGCGCGTGATGGAGGGGATTGGTCCAGCGCGAACCGAGAATTATGGCATTGTTATGTCAGGAACCCAGGAAAGTCAAATTACTCGTCATCCTTAGGAACGACAAACGGTTCATAGGATTTTTTAACGCCGGATACCCGGCGGGCACTTCTGTGCTTGGTGTCAAACGTGACACCCTCAATATCACCACCAAATATCTGGGCTTCCTTGCCCTTGACCTGTCCGGTCGCCTTCTGAAATTCCCGTTCCTCCACCATCTGGCACATCTGTTCAGAACGCTCACACAGCACCAAGCCGTCGTATTCGATAAAGCCTTGATAATCCACGGGATGATACATCCCGGGATGGCGCGTGGCCGGGACAGGTTCCCAGCCACGCGATTGAAAGCGGCCAAAGCGCCGCGCCTGTTGCTGGCCCAGAACGGAATAGGTTTTCCATTCATAGCGCATGCCCGTAGGCCACAGATGGCGGGGCACGTCGAGGAAACCGCCCTCTTCCTCGGCGTCGAGGATTTTTGCAAATTCCTCGATGGACACTGGCTTGGCCGTTTTTGGCTTAGCAGGTTCGCCCTCAAAAGGATTGGCTTCAACCGTAGAGGGCTTGGGCGGTCGTCCCATTTTGGGTTCTCCTTATTATATATTAGGTGGGGGAGGGCTTCGGGGTTGGCGCCTGACCCGGAGGCTTCGGCTTGCCACCGCCACCCTCTGGAACATAGACCAGAACCCATCCCCACCTATCTGTATAGTACCATTGCCAGCCTTCACCAAGACCGCCACCCGGCGGGCAGATCGGTGGCTTATCCGGGATATCAGGGATTTCAGGTGGGTCCGGCAGAACGATCGGATGGGTTGGAACCGGCGGGGGTGTGTAGATCGGATGGGCCGGTTCGACCGGCGGCCAAGCGCCAACCGGCGGCGCAATCGGGTGGGCCGGGTGTGGCGGGATCGGGGTGCCGACACCATAACCCGGGTCTACCTGAAAAGCTCCCATGCCGGTAATCGTTACGTTCTTGGTATTTCCTGCACTGTCAGTAATGGTACCGACAATAATGACGGATTGAGCCATGTCCTATCCTTTCAATTGATGAGTCCATCACGCTTGGCTTTCTGCATCTTCAGAAGATTCTTGGCATAGGTCACTTCATCGATGCCGGACAGGGCGGCGATCTCGCGCTGTTCTGGATCGAGTGTGATCTTGCCACCGGTCTGCTTGCCGGTAGATGGGCTGGTAGCAGTCTTAGATGGCGGGGCTGCGACAGGGGCTCTGGTCACTTCCTGTTCCTCTTCTTCAGGTTCGGCATAACCCAACCGCTGTTCGATATGCTGGAAGTATTGCTTGGACCCGGCCCGGTATTTCAGGTCCTCGGTCTCGATGTGGGCCGCCTGCAAGCGCATGTTGACGCGGTTGTCGGTCATGGTCTCAGGGTGCGCCTTCAGCCAGTCCTTCTGGCTTTGCAATAAATTGGGAATGGTGTCGATATATTCTTCGACGCTCATTTGCCGCTGCTGTTGCGGTTGCTGCGGTGGCTGATTGGCGCGCTGCTTGGCCTGATAGGCCTCGCGGCTTTTTTGGTCTTCAATCGCGACCTTGGCATCTTCAAACTGGGCCAACCGGCTTTCGGCGCGAGCCAATCGCCGGTTGGCATCTGCCACGAGCTTATGATCCCCAGCCTCACTCGCAGCGGCAATATCGTACTGGGCGCGTTCGGCTTCCGACTGAGCGCGGCCAATGGCATTGAGAATAGCGTCATATTCCGCATCCTCAGCCCTTACGCGATAGCTTCCAGCTTCGTATTCGCGCTGTTCACGGGCACGTTCGGCATCCTGCCTGGCGCGGATTTCATTTTGAAGACGCTTGTCGCTTTCGGCATTCGCCCGGCGCATATCCTCAAGCTGGCGCTTGAGATCGCTTACGTCTTCTTCTTCAGTGATATCTTCATGTAAATCTCGTGATCTATTATCCTTCCCAGCGCCAGAAACAGATGCTTCCTCGCTGCGTAACGCTTTACCTCTTCCATCTGCTGATCGAGCATCTTCATCAAACGGGTTTTCCCCGACTTCGACTTCGCCTTCCGGCGCGAACTCGACCGTAAGGGGCTTGTCTTTTGGGACATTGGCGGCTTCTTCCTTGGTGCGGACAGCACGAATGCGGGGCATTAGAGGAAAATCTCCGGGTTCTTGGCGCGCATTTTCAAGGTCCGATCCGTCAGCATACGGCAGGCAGTACCATTGACCATCACCTGCCAGCCGTCGCCGACGCGGTAGACGATCCAATCGCCTACGTTGACTGTTTGCCCCATAAAATCCGTAGTCTCGTTTGACAGAAAGGCCGTAGGCCCAGTCTTCAAGACAAGCCCCACCTTACCCTGATACTCGTCTTCATCAATGTTCTGGCCGGGCCGAATAATGCCACCTTTGGTGACTTCAGGGCGAATGTAAATCCCAACCAATATCTGATTGTGGAACACATCAATCTCGGAGAGATCGCCAACGGCTTCAAGCAAAGCCTCTTTCGGATTGGTCGCCAAGGCCAGTTGCTGGGTCTTGGGAGCAGAGATAACCGGCATCACTTCCTCATATCATCAGCAACGGTTTCCATTTCGGCAAGAACAGCCCTCAGGGCATGCAGATAGCCCAAACTGTACTTGTATTCATCGAAGCTCGTCAATCCAGATTGGGTCATGCTCGACGCCATCATGTCGTACATGATGCCAATCTTTTCGCGCAAAAGGGCCTCAAACCGGTCCACTAATTTGAACCCATGATCGCCTTGAACGGTGGCTTGGGCATATGAGCTTTCTCCAAACGCCCGATGCCACTCTGCGCACTGGCACTCATGCCCGGTGGTTCCATGATATCCTTGGGCTGCCGATTGACCAGGGCACCCGCCTTCGGCTTGTTGACGGCGCCACCCGCCTTGAACCCCGGCGCAGCGGACTGGTTGCGGTGCTGGCCGCTGTGCGAGCTTTCGTGGACGCCGCCCGCCTTGTTCTCGCCAACCGCGCGCATCACGGGGATGACCAGATTGTTCTCTTTCCCCATGGCCTTGGCCTTGGCCTTATGAGTTGCGAAGGCCTTATCCCTGTATTCCTTCATGTGCAGTCCCCTTCCTTCATAACTTTACCGCCAGACTGAAAGTCCATCCGGTCAGGTTGGCTGGGTGGCGTCATCGGACCGCCATGCTTGGGATGGCTGATCGACGCAAACCTGTCCGCTTTGTCGGCCGGGCTTTCGAAGTTGGCGGGCGATCCGGAAATATTGCCCATCTTCTTCCGGCTGGACGTATGGGATTGCGATGCAAAGGGATTAGCCATTGGATTTCCTCGCCGCTGGTTTTGGCTTCGGTTTCATCTTGGCGACCTTAATCTGCGCGTCGGCGCCGATCTTGGCAATACGTTCCTTGCTCTGGATTTCCTGACGCTTGGTCACACGGTCCTGCCGGTCCATGTTGCGCTTGTGCTTGAGTTCAAGCTTAGAAGTCTTGCGCTCGTGTTCTAGCTCGGCTTCCTGTTTCTCGCGCTCTAATTCCATAGCATGATGATGCTTCTCACGTTCCAGTTCCATGGACTGTTCGTGCTTGTCGCGCTCCAAATCCAGCTTGGACTGGTTTTCAAAGTGCTTGTTGGCCATATCCATGACCATGCCGCCGCGCTTGAAAGTCTGTTCATTCTGCTGATGCTGAAGATCAAGTTCATGCTGCTGCTGCTGTTGCGCCATATCCTGCTGGGATTCGACATTGGCCCGGTGGTGGTCGAGCAACATATCCATGGCCTTCTGATGCAGATTGGCATCAACCTCCTTGCCATGGATGATGCTTTCCTCCTGAATGCGCAGCCGCTCCAGAACCTGTTTCATCTGCTCGGACCGCTCGCGGGACTCACGGTCGGCCGCCTTGTCGGACGACTGGATTTGAGCCAGCTTCAGTTTCAGCATGGCCTGCATGGTCTGAGATTGCTGCTGCTGGGCATTGGCCTGCTGCTTGGCCTGTGCCGCAATCAAGGACGGATTTGGCGGTGGTGGTGCAGGCGTCTGACGGAATAGACCCTCGGGATCGATACCGGTAATCCGCATAATACGGGTATCCACGGCGATAGGATCATACAGATCGGGCGCACTTTGCTGCAAAGTCTTGATGACCACAGCCTTGGCGATCCGGTGCATCGATGTCGGGTTGTTGGGATCAGCCACTGGGACAAGGTTGGCGTCCTTCAGGCAAGCAATGAATTGCTCTTTGCGCCAAGGCGGGATCGCATTGATGTAACCGTGGCGCCAGAACGCATCCGGGTCTTCAAGAAAGCGCTGCTTCAGAAGCTGGAATTCCTTGGCTTGGGCCGCATGGAGCCTTTTATGGACAGCATCCATGACCTTGGTGTTTTGCTCGATCATGGCCAAGATGGTACCGACAGGGGTTTCGGCGTTGCCTTCGCCGATATCGACCTGTGCGGAGCCACCAACGCGCTGGCCCAGCTGCTCCAGATTTTGCGTCAAGTTCACAAAGGCCGCACCGGGGTCTTTGTAAGGGATCGGCATGATGGCTTGCTGGATGGGCAGGTTACCGGTGTCCAGTGCGACACCCGCGCCCGGCGGCACCCGGAACAGGTTGGTTAGCTGCCTGCCGTACTCCTTCTTGTAAATAAAACCCGGAAAGGATGCGAACATTCCGGCATCAAGTTGTATACGGAGGGCGGCCGTAAGGGCAGTGGTGATGTTGCCGAGGATATGAATGAGACCAATGCCGTAGAATCCAAGGGCACGAACGAATGGAAAATCAACGAAGTACTCCCGAGCCATGCACATCTTATCGTCTTCGTCCCAATTGCGGCGAAGGGCGAGGATTTGACGGCTTTCTTTGTGAATCGTGACAACATAGGGAAGTTGAAGCCCGGTGATCTTTCCCGATCTGCTTTTATGTTCGAAGCCCGCAATATCGAGTTCGCAGTAGCACTCATAGATCTCGTGTTCCGAATCCTGCGGTCGCTTGACAACTTGCTTGATGCCGTCGATCTCCCGCTTTTTCTCGGTGACCGGGTCCTCCATAGGGTACTGGGTTGGCATCAAGTCCAGATTGTCCCGGTAAGCTCCGGCGATCTGCATCCTTTTCAAATAGGATGGACGCATCTTGATGCGGTGCGTGATCCGTCCGCAGTTCTCAAGGTTGTTTTCGGCATTGGACACGATGAGGTCTTCGGCGTCGATACTTTCCGAGACCGGCCGCCGTTTGATCGGATCGTTGTAGACTTTCTTGACGCCCTGCCCACCAGCGCCGATCCAGAACAGCATCCTGTCCGTATCCGGAACATATTCAGTCGCAACCGTCATCAGCCAATGGTTCAGACCGGTTTCCAACGCTTCCGCCATTTCGTCGGAGTGCTGCGACATGATCCCGGGAATGACCGGCTTGGGCGGCGCCATCAGCCCGGTTGGCGGGGGCGGTGGTTGGGGTGGCGCTCCACCCGGCGGCATTCCAGGCGGCATACCGGGCATCCCGCCCGGAGGTGGACCGGGAGGTAATGGCCTCCCTCCGGGCGGTACGGGAGGTGCAGGCTGGGGCCCACCTCCT